CTGTTTTGATGAAAGGTAACAGCAGATGGAAACCCTCTAAGGCTAGAATATGATTGCTCTGCCCAATCCGTAGTGGGTGCAGCAGATGTTACTTTAGGATAACCACCTCCATCTATAGAGGCATTAGCAGCGCCCCCAGCAGTAAATGTATAATGATGATCGTCAATAATACCTGTGATTGCTCTAGCGCCATTAAGATTACTAACAGATATATTTCCTACAGCAGAGCATTCGGAAAGCGTAACTGAATCCCCCACCTTCATGCCATGATTAACATGCGTTACTTCTACGGTAGTGGAGCTAATAATAGTTTTAAAAGGATTAACTTTAAGCTGCACAGATAAACTATCTAATATAGTGCCAGTTACTTGAGTGCCTGACTGTACGGAGGTAATTAATATTTCTGAATTATGGTAGAGAAGTGTAATGCCAACATGTAGAGATTGTTCGTAATTATCATTTTCATCGTTGGTAACACCAGTATCAAAATAATGTACGCCAACCTCATTCGTAACGCCAGCAGTTACATTTCCGTCAGTATTGCCAGCAGAAGCTATTTGCGTAACAGTCCTAAAGAACTTAGTACCCGTTACAGTAGCGCCGTTTCCCCCAGTAATTGCTTCGGTTTGAGCGTGCATATTTATATTAGTTCCAGTAACAGTAAATGCAAAACCGCTATCATTACCAACAGAAGTAATGGTAACAAGTCTAGCGGCATCAACATTTACTGCGTCCCCTATTTCTGATCCAAATTCAGCATACCCTCTGGATGAGCTTCCACCCCCAAATGTTAATGCTCCTCCAAGAGTTAAATTAGCTCCGCTTGATACTGACGCAAGAGTGGAAAGACCATCAGGATCAGCAGTGGCAGTGAAGTTGCTGGTTGTTAAAGTAACGCTACCGCTTGTATCGCTAGGAGATAACACAACATTAGCACTATGAAAGTTATAATAAGGTTGATAAATACGCTTGCCATCAGACTTAGTATCAAAGCTAAATTGTTCAGCTATAAATGTAGTAAGGGCTGTTCTTATAACCTCAATTGTTTTGAATGTCGGGTGGCAAATAAACATAACATCGCCAGCTTGAGCAAACGTGCACTCATGAATAATATCATCTGTAAGAGGAAGGCTTACTCCATCTGCCGCAAATGAAGTTGTAGTAATAATTAAAGTAACTACGCCTGTGGATGGGTGAATCTGAAACACCCTAATCTTACCGCTCTCTATAGAAAGTATGTACTGCTCATCGTCAGAAAAAATAAAAGGCAGCAATCTAGATTGATGTTTCTTTGCGCTGTTGTAGGTTATATCAGCAAACTTATAGATGTGACTAAGGCCAGCACGTTTAATCACGCCGCCTTCAGACCTAAGAAAGAAGTTCTCAACCTTCTGAGCGGACGCCGTATATACAGCAGTATCAGTTCGCGATAATAGCGATGGACTAACTTCACCAAACTGAAAGTTAGTTATCGGAATACTTACCTTCTGCATTTAACTACGCCTATTAGAAATAAATCTTGATGTATCCAGCTTACGATTTGTTTGCGATTGAGAGTCTACGCCCCTTGCTTTAGCCATTAGGAATGCAGCCTTTTGATCCATAAGCTGAGAGAGACTAGCATCACGCGCTAATGATATTGCGAATACAGAAGCAAGCTGAAACTGGACTGACATAATAAAATAAGAAGGCCAGTATTGTTCAAGAACCCTGTACGTGTAATCTGCTATGACTTGATCCGAAGCATCCGCATCGCAAAACAAATTATCGCTATAGGTTTGGAACTCAATATTAAATCCATTTACAGTAAGAGCATGAATCATAAGAGAGTCGCTAGGCATTTGATATGACGCCTCATACCTTCCGGTAGGTGCATCACTTAATCTATTTAATACAAGTTGGTTTGTTGCAAAGCGCCATCGGGTATTAACCAAGGCCGATTGAGCAACATCTTCGTACATACTAGAAGATATTAAAGCTTCATTGTTTCCGTCATCAAATGAAGTAATAGGCTCCGCTCCAATAAGAATCAAAGCGCGACTACAGATGTCAACGGGCGAATTGGATGAGGTGCTTGTTACTGTCATGTAAGTAGTAAGGGGGCCGAAGCCCCCCTCCTTTCTTAATCGCCATCTGTTTCAACAACGACTGTGCCATCAGACACATCCACCACTGAACCAGTATTAGTCAGTACAGTTACAAAGTTAGTTGTAGGTACGTTTGTATCCTGCACGATAATTAGATCACGAATGTTTAACATTGCTGCGGCATCATTAAAGTAACCAGCACTATTAACTGCTGCAATCGCGTCTGCTGTTCGGTACATCCAAAGAGCTGCACCACTGGCACCTCCAATACGATGTAGACCTGCTGCTGCGTAAGCCATTTAAAAGTTCCTTTCTTAAGAGTTGTTGTCCAGAACTTCACAAATACCATTGGCGTCAATACCGACAGCGCCCATAGACATCATAGAGTTGGCAAGGTGAGATGCTTTTTCAGCAATGTAGTTAATCTCGGTAGCAACTTCAGCGTTAATTCCAAGACCAACAGACGAGGTATGATACGCAATATTCTTACCAGCCGTTACAGCAGAGGTAGAGAATACTTTAAAGCCCATGAATTCCTTCATAGTCATACCACCAGCAAACGGTAGGTTTGCATCGCCAACATAGTCAGACGAAGCGAACTGTGTGATTGCAAAGAGATCAGCAAAACCCTTTGGGTGCATTGCCAAGTAACGCTGTCCGTCTTCTGGAACGTCATTAACGCCCATAGTTTCAAACAACGATAAGACGTCAGCAATTTCAAGAGCCGAGCTAGTATCGTGAATCGCTGTACCACCAGCCGCATCCATAGCTGCATAAATCAACTCGTCGGTCTTACGACCAAGAGCAGCAGCGGCGGATTGGGCAACGGCTTGACGCTCGTTGATATTAGTTTTCAGCTCGTCCAACTTATCAATATACTCAGGAGCATAGTAATCAGTCATGGTTGCTTCAACGGTGGTGTGTGCCAATTCCATAGGAGTGACGTTACCGTTGCGAGATTTAGTAGTGGCTACTCCACTACCCATTTTTTGAAAGCGAACAACAGACGCCGAAGCGTTTGCAGTGCGAACAGTATTTCGCAGTTTAGAACCCATGCGCTGGTATGCCAGATGAACATCGGATTCAAACTGCTTGATGAAGGCTGTGTCAATTGTATTAGCCATTTCAAGAGTCCTTTGTTAAGATTGCATTTGTACTCTGGGTATCCTTCTGCATCCTCAACGTAGTTATCCTTACGGGCTACTCAGTGCATTACGGGCCGTGACGATCAAGCGTAGACATTCTTTTGTTAAGAATTGCAACGCACAAAGTGAAGCTCACCCGTATAGCTTTTGATAAGAGTCCTGAACTTGCTTAACATATTGGGGATCGCGTTTCTGCGGATTCCAATAACGCTCGTCCTTTTGCATGGTGCGCAAAGAGTCCTCGGTAATCTGACTGGAGGGAGCAGCTTCGCCAATCATTGAAGGAGTTTTTAACTTCTCCATTATATGTTCAAGCGCTATAACGCCGTCCGCGGTTTCGCACATGCGTTCAATAGCGCCAAGAGTTTCCTCTGGAAAGAATTGATTAGCAAACAGATTAACAGCTTCAATTCTATCATTTGAGGAATCGCCAAGACGCGCAGCTTCCGCTTCAAGATTAGGCTCGTCCCTTCCTAAAGCTTTAGAGAAAACCTCAAGGCCCTTTTCAAATTCTTCCTGTCCAAGTCCGCTATCAAAGGAATGCGAAGACCACCAATCAATAAACTCATTATCAACAGAGTCTTCTGTGCTAATGCTATCAGGTAGTAAGTAATCACCTTTAGTGGCTGGACGATCTGCGTACGCTTCCTTTTGCATTTCCTCTTGCCAAGAAGCCTTTAGGTCTTCTTCTTTTGAACCCAGCTTCGTAGACAATTCATTGTACGCTTTGCCCAAATCCTCTGGCGAGTTAAACTTCTCAGGCAACCAATCCGGTCTATCGGTCTGCGTTTGCGTAACTTCACTAACTGCTTCTGTGGGTTCAGACGGTTCATTGAGTAAAGACTCAGACATTCTTTTTCACCTTGTGTGCATGATTTATTCGGGACTCAATTAAAGCAACAATATATCGCTGGCCTTCTATGTGCCTTAATTCTTCAGTGGTTACATTTGGTCCGTGTACTTGCTGTATTGTTATTGATTTCAAGTACTTAAGGAAAGACTGACCTGATTCAGTTGCAAACAATTGGGCTGCAACTAAACTAATTTCCTTGTCTTTATTTGCTTCTCTTGTATAGCCGTCAATCCCAATGTTAGTTTTTGCGCCAGACATTCTATCTCCTATTGCTGTACCGGCGGCGCGGCTTGCTGCTGCATTTGCTGTTGTTGCATTTGCTGCTCTTGCATTTGCTGCGCCATTGCAACTATCTGCTTACGCTCCTCGGGATCACGAATCAACCCGTCAGGTACACCAAACTTCTTAGCAAGGTATGCTGCCGTTTCCTCAGAATTGATTAGAAGATTAAGAACCTCTGGGCCAAAGGTGCCAAGAACAACTTCTAGGAATCTAGCTACAGAGGAAATATCCTGATTCGCTTGAGCCTGTGCCAGCGGAGATGTAGACCTTACCTTAACTTCACGCCCATTAATCACAGGTATTTCTATGCGGCCTTGCTTTTTAAGAATGTAAACAACGCGCTGCAATACAGGCTGAACTAACTCCGCTTGCAATCTACCAAAGGCGGAACCCATACGACGAGATAAGTCCGCCATGCGCTCAGCTACTTCCGTTGCAGTAGCAGGAGTTTTATCAGGATTGCCAAGCATATCATTGTATAGCGCTCTCTTAATGTTCAAGCGCATATCCGAAAGTATAAGCTGTGCTACATCAAAGTTACCAGCAGCCTGAATAGGTTGTAACCCGCCAGAGCCTATAGCCTTTGGTATAATAGAACCCGGTACTAAAGAGATAGTATCTGGATTAACGACACCATCATCATCCATTTGATATATACCTGAGATAGCCATCTGTGCATTCTCAAGGATTAACTCAATAGTTAAGTTGGTTGTTTTAATTGCAGACAGTGCATTAATAAGGGGGCCACGCCCGTAAACCTCACCAGCACATTTAGCCCAGCGAAAGCAAATAAAAGGATTAGCGCCAGAACCTTTAAGCTCTCGGCTATAAACCAAACTCTCTGTAGTCATACAAAAAGCGTAGCTCATGTAGACTTCTTCGTTCTTGCGGGAGTAATCACGGCAAACCAACTCAAGAATGGTAGTAGTATCATTCCCTCCGTTGCCCATTCGGTTTTGAATCTGATCATTTAATTTAGCATCAGGATACATGATTAGTATCTGATTGTATTTGATACCCTTTCGCTCTCTATATATATGATCAATGCGATCGTCTGGCCCAGTATCAAGAACAACATGCGGCAAGGGAATAGCTGCGAATCGCACAGGATTCATTGCATCACCCTCTTCGGCCACAAGCACACCAGTACCTACAGCCAAATCCATAAAGGATTCGTGA